TACATTAACAGCTAATAATATTCAATTAGCAAATGTGTCTATTGCTGGTGTTTATGAAAATGGTGTTTTTCAAAATGTAGTTATTCAAAATTCATCAATCATCAATACAACGATAGGTGTTGGAGGTCCAAGTGTAGGTGTATTTACTAACTTGACATCAACACAAGATGTTAATTTTTTAGGAACATCATTAAATGAATATGTTTCATGGGATCCAAACACGGGTGAATTTAATATTAGTGGATCTTTGCATGTGCAAGGATGTAGTTATTTTGATAATATTGAAATTTGTGTAAATACTATTTCAGCAACAAATACAAATGGTGAAATAAATTTAGTTGCAAATGGAACTGGTAGTATTTATGTTGATGGTGCATTAGTGAATGTTGCTACAACAGGTAATTTCAGTTCAAAAATGTTAACAGGTGGGTTTGATGTAGATGCTTATTCAAATGTTTCAATGGGTTCACGGTATAGTAATGTAAGTATGTCAAGTTATTCAGAACATAATATTCACACATTAAACGGTGATGTCAATATAATAACAGAATTAGGTGCAGGTACGAAAATTATTACAAATATATTATTAATTAGTTCTGGGAGTTCGACTGGTTTATACAAATTACAAACATCATTAGATCATAATTTGCGTATTGGTGATACGATTAATATTCAAGGTGTTAATTATGCTCCATTTAATGGATTGTATTCAATTAATAATATTATAGATAATACAACAATTACATTTACATCTGGTAATATTAATCTTACAACTGGATCGACAGGTTTAATTAATAAATTGCCTACTAATAACATTAATTTGTCAGCTGGATTGTATGTGAATATTCCTAAAAATATAAATTTAGTTTTTGGAACTGTTGCAAGTAATATTGTTGGTGATACATTTGGTAATTTATGTATTTCAAGTTATAATAATATTAATTTTAATCCATTGGGTTCATATATAAATGTTCCACAAAATGTATATACATCATATGGAACATCTGGATCAACTTTTTTAAAATATGATGGGTCTATATTTAATATTGCAAGTCAAACAATACAACAAACAGGTGCGTTAACACTAATAAATACAGTTAATACGCGTTTTTATGATCCTATATTAACATTAGCTAATTATCCTTTAAATTCAAATGATTTATTAGATCGTGGTATAGAATTCAAATTCTTTAATACAAAATCATCTAGTATACAAGCATTGGGATGGTTTGGATATAAAAATAATTTAAACGCATTTACATTTTTAACAAATGTGACGAATAACAATGAAATTATTACTGGTGTCCCTGGTGATTTTGTTATTGGTAATTTGAGTTTGAATGGTAATATATCATTTTTAGCATCATCTACACTAGATATGAATTGTGGAACATTATTAAATGTTAATACGATTACAGGTTGTGGTGATACATTGATTTTATCTGGAAAAAATACAGTTAATATTACATCAGGAAATATTAAATTAAATGCATCAGGATCTATAAATGTTCCTAATAATATACCTATTAATTTCGGATCATCTGGCAGTTCCATATATGAATCATTTGTGTCACGTGATTTAACATTAACTGGGTATACAAATATAAAGTTGATTAGTAATGGGGTTAGCAATGGAAATAGTAATAGTCAAGTTATAATTCCACAAAATACATTATTATCATTTGATGGTACAACATCTGGTACAAATGTTATTGTAAACGATACTAATGGTAACATGTTGATAAAAACATCACCTATAACAGATACATATATAAGTGCTGCAAATGTGATAATACCATTATCGAGTAAAATACAATTCGGGGATGCTACAAAAGTTATATATGGATTGAATAATAGTTTAAATATGGTATCTGGTGTTACAACGAATATTCAATCAATGAATAATATGAATATGATGTCAAGTATTGGAAATGTGAATATAAGTTCTCCTAATGGAGATATTACATTATATAGTACATTAGGAAATGTGAGAATTCCATCAAATATAAATTTAGTTTTTGGCAATTCTCAAACTGTAAATAGTATTAATGTATCAAATGGTGACATGTATTTAACGGGTTCTGGTGTAAATAATATGAATATGACTAAATTTCAAAATATAAATTTATTAGCTACGAAAAATATAAATATTCTTGATAATACTTTAATTAATATAGGTTCAGATGGGTTAAAATATATTTATTCTGATTTATTAGATGATTTATATATTGTAAATAATTCAACATATGGATCAATTATTATAAATACGCCATCATGTATAATAACATCAGGTAATTTAAATATACATACAACACAAAATACGAATATAAGTAGTGATAATATATATATAACTTCATCAAATATAGTTATAGGAACTAATACACACGATATTACGTGGCTTAACGCATCAAATTTAAACATAACTGATCCAAATATAACAATTAATTATTCAAATTTAGATTTATTAGCTGATAAAGGTATTGGATATAATTATGCAGCAAATTCATATGGATGGTTTGGTGTAAAAACAATGACGAATCGATTTACATTTTATTCTAATGCAACAAATCAAAATAATATTATAACAGGTAGTTCATATGGTGATGTTCAAATAGGGACATTATATGCTGCTACAGGTATTTCTGTATCTAATGATATTAATTTAAATTGTAATAATTTATTAAATGCGAGAATAATTTCTTCATGTAGTGGTGATATAACAATTACATCAAATAATATACATTTATCAGCTAGTACAAACGTACAAATACCTTATAATACATTATTGATATTTGGAACAGCGGGTAATACTATTTTTGGTGATACAAATGGTAATTTGAATTTAAATACAACAAATTCGTCTGGAACTATTGTTGTGAATGGTAATTTACAAGTAAATGGTATTTCTACAAATATTTATAGTACAATTACAAATATTCAAGATCCTATTGTATCTATAGGGGGTGTAATAGGGCCTGTTGTAAATGATGCAAAAGATAGAGGTATAGAATTTAAATGGGCACAAAACGGAATAACAAAAACTGGATTTTTTGGTTTTCAAAATTTAACAAATCGTTTTGTATTTATTCCTGATGGAACAAATATTTATGAAGTTTATTACGGTTCTTATGGTGATGTTCAATTTGGGAATGGATATTTTAATAACTTGGATGTAAGTTTGGGAGGTATGATATCAGGTATTAGTACACTTTATGCTAATACAACAAGTAATTTAATTACAATTAGTAGTGGAAATTTATTATTAGACACTAATACGACAATTCCTTATAATAATTATATTTATTTCGGTAATACTGCAAATGCGTTAGTTACAAATTTAAATGGTAGTTCTGGTGTTACAATGATATCATCTGGGTCATTAGTATTAAATATACCTAATTCTATAAGAATTGATGGTACAACACCTGTATATTATGGAAATGATAACAATAATTCAATAGTTACTTTTAGAGATACATTAGGGAATTTTAATATAAGTAATACAAATGGTAGTATTAATATTTTGTCATCGAAAAGTCTTAATGTATTAGATACAATTCCTATTAATTTTGGATCTACAAGTGATCAAATTTTTAGTAAAAATCAAGAATTGTTTTTAATAGGTTATAACGGTGTTAATGTTAGTTCTGGTAATATAACTTTAAGTGGTAATGTGAATATTACTGGAAATGTTTCAGGTGTATCTTCTAATTTAGATTTAAATAAATATATATTACCATTGGGAACAAGTCAAACAGATGTTATAACATCTATTATAAATAATACATCTGGTCAAGTTCAAATTACATTATCTAAAAATAATTATTTAACAGTTGGTGATTCAGTTGTATTATCAAATACTAATAGTATTCCAATAGTAGATGGATTATGGACAATTACATCTTTAATAAATCCTACTACTTTTACTATAAATAATACAACTAATTTAACTACAGCAGGAAATTCTGGTAATTTTAAATCCGATTTAACAATAGATCAAGGTAAAGACGTAGGTATTCAAGTGAATTATTGGTCAACTACTGGTATTGGTAGTAATACTAATATAACATCAGGATCTATAAATTATAAAACAGGTTTTTTTGGATATCAACTTGCAACTCAAAATTGGGTATTTTACAATGATGCTACTATTTCTAATAATGTTGTAACAAATGGTATATTAGGATCAGTTACGATTGATACATTAAATACAAATAATATTAGTGGATTTGTATTGCAAGGTCCTGTTACAGCAGGTTCTAATGCTATTATGGGCAGCAATTTTATTGTTTCGGGTGGAACAATTGATAATACACCCATAGGGACTAATATAGCTCAATCTGGAAGGTTTAATATATTAAGTAATACTGTTTCTGCTAGTTTTGAAAATGTAACATTACAAAGTAATTTAATATATAGTTTTGAAAGATATACATTGAGCTCATTGGCTCAATATAGAAATCCAAGTATAAATACAATCATGACTTTTGTGTCTGTCGATGGAGTATCATTTAATGCATCTGGAACGCTTGGAAATACAGGTATTTCAGATGGACAAATAAAAACTATAGCATGTAGTTCTATGGGTACAAATTGTAGTTATAGTGTATATATAGGATCAGGTAATTTAATAGCACCTAATATCGGAAACAATGATATAAATCCCACAACATTACAATTTAATCGTGCAGGTCAATCTGTACAAATGATCTTTGATGGTCAGTTAAGTGCATGGATTATTCTTGGTAGAGGTTGTATGATTTTTTAAAATATACGCTAATATGAGATACACTATTTTAATTATTTTTTAATTTGTGATTCTATATTGGATGGTAAATTTAATGGTGATTTATCATCTTCATTTTTTTGATAATATAATTTATTAAAGTCAGCTATAGATCTTTTTGATAATGTTTTTTTATTTAAATATCCAGGAATGATATTACCTTCACATGATTCTGTTAATACATTTAATAATATTTTAACAACTTCTTGTGATTTTAAAAAGAGTTTCTTAATATGATCAATTTTATCTTCATATGATATGTTATAACCTTGAACTTTTATTTGATTATAAAGTTCAATGTCTTTATAAACGCTACTTAAAGAAAAATCACCTAATTCATTGATAGATATTTTCAACGTATCTTTTACACTATAAAAATAATTCTTTGTTGTTTGTGAATAATTTAATAATTGATCAGGTACAACAGATGTTTCCTTATATATCATTTTTGCCAAATTATCTGTGACTTCCTTTGCATCTTTAATTATATCAAGCATAGTTTGAAAATCTTCCTTTTGATATAAACAATATTTTGCTTGTGTAGATGGAGCAGATGACCAAAAATTACCCATATTATTATTTTTTTATTAATTTATAAAAATAAAAAAATTAATTAAATAATAATAATAATAATAATAATATAATTCATTGTTATTGATATTTTAACATGACAGCTTCTTTGTTTTTAATATATACTGTAAATGATACATTATAAACAGGTGTATTGTCTTTTACATATAATACAGGAAATTCATCTAATATCCCTGATTTTCTACATTCATTAACACCCAATTTTAATTTAATATCAGATATATAATCATTAATATTAAATACATTATTGAAATGTTTATTAAATACAGTTGAATAAAATATCCTTGATGCTTTCATTTTTAATCCTGAATATATTTCATTAAAACGATATAATAATGATACATTTTGATTATATAATATTTTATGTTCCTTGTCATTTTCGTTTTCAGGAATAACTGTTATATTAATAGTATATACTTCATTTTCTAAAAATTCAAAACAATCATTTAATTGGATTAAATATTCATTTTGGTCATATTTTTTTTGATAATTTAAAATCATGTATTTAGCATTTTCATCAAACATACTAAATAAAACATCATCATCTTCATTACTTTTATGAATATGTTGATAACTTTTACAATTAGGTATAGGAAAACAATTATTTTCTGTGCATTTTGATTCAATCATCATTTTAACTTCATCATTTGTATTTCCAGCATACATTTCCTTTAAAATATCATTTTTTAATTTATTCAAAAATTTAATATAATCCACTTCTTTTTTCCCTTTATCACTTTCATCAAAACTTGAACACGTGTCACTGTCATTTTCACTTGTATTATTTACATCATCGGATGACTTATGAAATGCCATAAATGTATTACCATAAACAGCTATACACCCATCAATGTCAACACCTAATTTAATATGTATTAAATCATTGTCTTGTATAGATAAAGTTAAATTAGTTGGATCATATGTGAAATTATCAATACAATTATTTAAATTTATAGAAATAGGAAAAGCAACACCTTTTCTTTCTATTTTTTTAAAAATATTATTACATTGATTACTTATTTCTATCATACCAATGTCATATAATTTTTTAATATTTCTTTCATTATTTTCTAAAATATTTTTTTTTAACATTGAATAAACATCATAACATATTTTAGCAGCTTTATTGTATTTTGTAAGTATTCTTGAATCCATTTATTTATAAATATTATTTAAAATAAAAAGATTAAACACAATTATATTTGATTTAAGATGATGCTGGTGTAGTCATTTGAGTTGCATGACTTTTAGTTTTCCATGTATAAATTTTATAAGCACAATAGATACCTGCTAAACCAACAGCAATTTTAATACCGGATTCTACAGTCTTATATCCTGGTGTTGCCATAGTTACAAGATCGACTCCGAAAGCACCAACAGTTCCCCAGTTAATAGCTCCAATAATAATAATAATAAATGCAATAAGATCAACTATGTTATTCATTGTGTTGTTTTGATTTATATAATATATTAATAAAATAAATTTTAGTTAATAAATTAAATTGATTAAATTAAATTAAATTAAAATAAATTTAGTTAATAAATTAAATTAATTAAAAAATTAAATTAAAATTAATTAAAAAATAAATTAATATAACAATTAATTAAATTAAAATTAATTCAAATTTAATACCATAATGCGTAAAAATTGAATTTTTTTTACCTATATATGTATTATAT